TCCTTTTACGTTTTTTAGCAGTTGTTAATGCAATGGCTTGAGCCTGCTTAAGTGTTTTACCTTCTCTCATTAGCTTACGTATGTTAGCTGAGATAATTTTTTGTGATTTACCTTTTCTTAATGGCATAGCTATCCAAAGTATTTGTTAAGTATGTCAAAGTCCTCGTCATCAATGGCAGTTACATACAAACCTTCAACTATTTGTTCAAACTTTTTTCTATTAGCCCCTCTAGTTTTTTGCAGTGCATCGTAAATACGTTTTACTACTGATCTGTTTTTAGGAAATTTTCTTGAAAGTTCTAGCGCTTCAAATGGTGTCATAGGTTTTTCATGGCCTCCTCAAAGGTTTCATCTACCCATTTATACAAACGTGGTGCATTCTTTTGCAACCCTTCTGGATTAAAAATATACTGTGTGAAAGATTCTGCGAATTGTTCTGCTGAATCTTTACGACTATATTGCGTTGGATAACTCATGCCTCTTAAATTCAGATAGCGCCTACCTAGCTTTGGCATGCCTGCTTGGAAATGTACTTGGTGTCCCATCTCATGAACAAAGGTAGAGAACCAATCTATACTTGCGTCCATGGGGTCTGAGTTAGACCAAATTTCATCTTCCAACCCTAGTTTTCTTGTCTGTACTCGTCTTTCAAATGCAGTACCTTTAATTTTACTTACTTTAAAGTTGTTATCTAGCGTATCTGCAGCACTTTTTTTGATTCTTTTAGCAGATGCTTTACTAATTTTTTTTGCTCCTTCTCTTAATCTGGTATGAACCATTGCAGAGTTCATAATGGTATAGCCATTTGTACTGCCAGTAGCGTTGCCAAATAAACTATTAACTACCTTTCTTTGAAAATCTACATCAATCATTCCTCCTTTTTTCAAAATGCTTATATTTCTTTCAAACAACCTCTCATGGCTGCCTATTTTTAGATTTCCACGACCATTCCACCTTACTTTCCAATCTTTAACCTCTTGAAGTAAATCATCAGTAGGCATTGCATTTATGGCTTTGAATCTTTTAACAACAGTTTCATTAGACTTTGCAAAAACTTCTAAATTTTTACCATTTAAAAATCTTTGCCTTAAATTAGTAATACTTGCAGTTTTTTCGTATTTCATATTGAATTGATTTACTATATTGCCTTTTTTCATAAATGCTCTCATCTTCTTAATATGTTTTTCTGTTAAGCCGCCTAGAGTTTCCATTCCGTCTAAGCTTTCCTCTGTAAACTGCTGAATATCTCCAAATCTGTTCTTAGTAAGCCATGTATCAACACCTTCAGTAGACATAGTCGGGGATGTCTTAATTTTGGGTGCTTTGGCTACTGGTGCTGCTACCTTCTTAGCCACTACAGGCTTCGCATATATTTTTTCTAACTTATCAAGCGGTAGTTCTGTACCATCATTCCTTATCATTTTTCTTATTGCCGCGTGTCCTGATCCTTCTTTTTTTGCTAATTTCTTAAAAAAATCGACTTTTTGTTCTGTGCCTAGAGTCTTTATTTGTAGTTTTTTATCTTGTTGCAATAACCAATCACCATATTGTGTGCCTTGTGGGACTCTTCCAGTAGCACTAGGCCTGCTAACTACCTTTCCTACTGGCGGTTCTGTTAAATCTTCAAACCCTTTGCGCTTACTTAGCCCTTCATAGTCAACAACTGGAACTGTTGTAGACCTACAGTTGAAATGTTGAGGTGGTGTTGGTCCACGATTATACTGAAACTTTCTGCCATCAAGCCTTTTACAGATATTGCTAGTCTTGCTATCAAGCGTTGCAACATATTCGTACCTTGGCGCTACTTTGCTATTTGCTGCATAAACAGATTGGGAAGCCTGATTCTGTACCTGATTAACAGATGTTCTAACAACTGTTTTTATTTGATGGCTTGCTAATTTAATTGCTTGTCCTCCAGCTGCAATCTTTTGTCTTGTGGTCGCTACCTTATCAAACTCCAATGTACCTGCCAATCTCTTAGCAATAACATTTACAGACTCTCCACTAAATACACCAGCTCTAATAGTCCTTGCTAATAATGCTTGATTTTTTCTTGCAATACCTCTAAAAGCTTTTTCTACTGTTTCGCCATTAGGCAAGGTCATCATTGCACCCTGCCTAGCTGTTAGCTCAAACTTACCTGACCCAAACTTAATAAAATCATCTTCAGTAAATTGCTTGCTGGTAAATATATTGACTTTCGTAGGGTCTGTTTTAACAAAGGAAGTTGCATACCTTTGGTTAACAGCGACTGAGTTTATTGGGATACCGCCAGACTTTACAGCCTTTTGTAGTTCACCTTCTATAAATCCTGTCTGTATCTTTGCTAATCCTTCCATTTCTTTTATCATTTGCTTTGTTGCATCTTTATTCCATCTGTCCATACTTGCCTTGGATTGTGCCAATATTGCTCTCAGTCTTTTTCTTGTTTGTGGAGCTACTGCTATATTTACCCCTGCTTTCTTTTGCCTTTTGTCTAGTTCAACTAGCTGCTTAGTTGTATCGTAAATTATTTGAATATAGTTTTCTACAAATTTATTAGCTACAGCGTTACTGTATCTATTAAGGTCAATAGTTTCCCTAAAGAATACCTCTGGAATACTCATTTATCATTCTTCCTCTGGTGCCTCCTCTTCCTCTGCTTCAGGCTCAGGGTCTGGCTCTTCAGGTGGTTCTGATTCTGTTAGACCACCGCTTTGTGTACCTTCGATCTCCTCCTCTACGTCAAAGTCATCTCCTAAGACCTCTCCAGCTGATAATTGGTTCAATAGAGTTTCTTGTGTAATAGTTCCAGCAGTAAACAGAGTTAGTAGGCTGGTTATTTCCTGTGGCTGTAATCTTGCAGAAACAAAGTCTCTATTAACAAAGGAGCTACCTGCATTAGCTTCATTTAAGTATTGGCTGTGAAACCTTAAACAGTTATCTATTAAGTCTTGCATCTGCTGCGCTATTACCATCATGGTCGAATCATTCTGTGATCTATCTATTTGCTTGGCCTCTGCTGATTCTCCTACTAACTTCTGACCTAGTACAGCTGCTAGTGATAGTGTGTTTATTTGGTCTTTAATATCTGCTAATCTTTGAAACTGGCTATCATAACTGTCTCCTGATGGACTAATATATTCCATTCTTGACTCTGGTGGTAAAGATAGTGCCTCACTCGGTCCAGTAGTTATCTCGTCAGCATTGGGATATCCAAAGACAGCAAGCAATGGTACAGAACTAATATGCAAAATATTATCTAAGTCAGATTGTATTTGATAATGCTTAAGGTTTAGTTCTGCTATGTCATATAGTGGGCTGCGGCTTTCGTAGTAACCAACTCTATTAGAGTAAGCAACAGCAAAGGGAATCTTATCCTTAAGACTCATCTCTCCCTCATCAAATAATCTATATTCGTTTTTCTTGTCATCTTTCCTATGAATCTCATATCTGCCCCTCTCTAATACTCTTATTTGTTTAATTATCTTGTCTCCGTACTTTCCGTCAGGCTCTACGACTTGTTCCATTAATCTTAATTGGGTCAACTGCCTTTCGCCCTCTATAATCTCAGACCGCCAGCCTAAAATATCTTTTGGTGTATAAGTAACCCAATATGGCCTAGTCTTATCCCCTGCTTTTGGTGCATCTACTAAAACACCTACATGACCAAAACTTATAGCTTGCCTTGCTGTCTGATAGAGCCACACATTGAGATCGTTACCCTCTAAATCCACATCAAATAATTGCTCTCTTACTATGTCCGATACATCATCTAGTCTTACTGGCTTTCTAACCAGCATACCTGAAAGCATTTTCTCTATACGCTGCAAATATGGTACTACTGTTGACCTACTTAGTCTTACGTCATAACTATCGTCAGTCTCTCTAGCTTCCTGTGGTAAATATTTTCTGTGTTCGCTTCTGATCTTATAAGTACCCTCTTTCAAGTCTGTAATCAAATCCCAAAATTGAGCCATACGTTGATAGGCCGCGTTAGGGCTGGCAACTGTTGTGGCAGCTTGTGTTATTGGCTGATTGTAAATATTTAGTGAGCTATACACAGTTTTGCCTCAATAGTACCATGTTCTTAATATATTCTAATGCCTGTAGGTTTGCCCGCACGTGCAAATAATGGATTGAACTCTCTCCAAACCAAATATCCTAGTGCGTCATTCATATGGTCATAACCAGCGTCTTTATCTGGTTCGCCCTTATCTGTATAACTCTGTAACTCAAGACACTCAATCATACGTTTGCAACTGGCATTGATTTGTAAACGTACTTGCCCTTTTCCGTTGCATAACAAACCCTGTACGGCAGAGACTCTATCT